AGGTTTTGCCAGATAGAAGCGTTAAAAGCAGATTCAGACGGTCTTACGCCAGTTGCCATAATGTAACCAGCGGTAGCAGGCAAATCCTCTGCATTTTGGTCGCCAATACGTTGAGCAAGCTCATAATAAGGAGCCTCTCTTACAGCGTGGAATGGACAGGCAGTAGGCTCTTCTAGCGGGCTTGTCCAGTTGCTTGATGGTGGAGCAGCATAGATGGCATCGCCTAAAGCAAACACATCTTCGGCGCAGTCAATTTTCACAATGTTATTATCAAGCGAGCCAAACTCTATATTGGCAACTCGCATAACCAATTGAGTAATTCCGTATCTATCCCATGTCAACTTAAATACATCGCCTACATTTAATCCTGATGCTTGACGGTTGGCGTAAATGGTGCAGGTTGCAAGCGGAAGGCTTAATCCTCTAAGTTCTCTTGCAGCAACTTTAGATGCGATTGTGGAATTTGTTATCCCAGGATATTGAAGTGTCGTTCCAATAGTGGCAGCTTGCTGTTGTGTTAATGCAACGTCTTGAACGGTGACTGAATTATCTTTTCCGGTGGTAATATCCCAAAAAACAACAGTAACCTGATTAACAAGCTCGGCTGTTGTTTTACGCTTGAAGTTTTCAATGCGGCTGATATTGGAAGTGTCTAATACTAGCAAATCACCGACAACATAATCAGCCCTTGCTAGTTTTAATTTGAATTTGCCAGTTTGCCTATCAACATAAAGCGAGCCATCAATGTGCTGTAATACTGTAGTTATAAACTCATCAAGACCAACTGCCCTATCCCACAGAATCGACAATCCAAAGTTTTCTGTATATAAAGTGTCTGCCGCCAATTCAAAAGACGTATCGTCAATGTTTGCAGTTGGATAACCCATGCCCCAAACATGGTCTGTAAGGCACTCACGAATAATGTGAGCTGGATTCATATTGTCACCAATGGCGGCTTTTGCTGTGTACCATTGAGCAAGACCGGATGTAAGGTTTTGAATGCGTCTTGCTCTAATTTTCCACTGTTTCAAGTACGGATTGTTGCCAATATATATTTGACGCAAAATAAAAGCCATTACGCCACGAAATGCAGGAATCTCAGTGCCTAGCCTTGCTTGCAAATAATCGTTGCGCCCTTGACTTGCTGCGCCCATTGCAATATCAATATTTCCTTGCACGCCGCCTTCACGCTTTTGTCCGCCGAATAGTCCTGGCTTGTTAATAGTTATCTGACCGCCAGTTGAATTGCCAGTCCATGCTTCACGGTTATCAACCCATATCTTAGTAACTGCATCAATCGGCCCATGACAAAAAACCATGTGTGCGCCGAGATAGTATTTATAACCGACAACAACTTCTTGACTTCCGCTGCTCATTTTTTAGCCTCTTCAATAGCGGCAAAAGCCATTGCATCGTTAGTTTTAACTAGCTCGTTTTCGGCAATACCTTCACGCAAAAACTTTGAATAATCTAATTCATACTTTTCAAAAAACTTGCGGACACCTCTTGAGCAGTAGCGCAGCTTCCTTAAATGTTCGATTGTAACTACAATCATTTTTTTCCGCCCTTAACTTTGATTGCTTTGGTTTTTAGATGCCCATACCATACTACATTTGGGCCTTCTAAATCTCTTGTGCCAAACAACACAGGGATTTCTCTACCAACTTCAGCGGTAGCAGCTTGAACGTCAGACAATCCTGCTGGCTTTGCATTCTGTGGCTTTGGCGCAAATAAATAACCTAATACAAGCGTTACCACATATCCGATAATATAGTTCCACATTATAGAATTGAGTTTCCGTCAAATGGGTTGCGGATGGGAATCCAAGGGAACCCTCCAAAATTGTTGAGGTTATTAAATTTTGCGTTACAGGTTTCTTTTGTGTGGTCGCATCCAGGATAAATTTTTATATCGCTGCCAAGCTCAAACTCAGGGACAGGTCGAGACAAAGTTAAATCAGAGCCTGTGTGGTTGGTGATAAACCGTCTAACTCCGGTTAATTGACCAGCCATGCCGCCAGTAAAGTAGCCTGATGGATACGCTCCGGCTGCCGTTGATGTAATAACTAATCCATTGCCAGAGATATTAGATATAGTGCCGGAAACCTCAAACGCTGACGGTGCTGCACGACACGATATGCCATAAAGAGCATGCCTGCAAGTATATTCAAACACCGCCCTTAACCCAGGCCTTTTGATTGAAGTGAAAACAGATTCACAATCAATCGTTACTTCATTGCCGGATATTTCAACCCCGATAATTCTACCTTTCCAGTAAGTAATAAAATTATTATCACCAGCATGGCCTCGATAGATATTTACGGTAGTTACATCGTCTGGCGCAAAAGTAATATATTGAGCAGCAAATTCATTATCTCTAGGGAATGTCAGTTTAATATCATTCTTGAATGCGTCTGTGCCTTGCTTGATTCTGTCTCTAATGATAGGCAAAGGCTCATAAGCTCTAGCGTTGTAAGTAACAGCATCAGCGCATGAAGCATATCTCCACGAAGATGTGCCACGAATAAACTCATAAAGCTCAATCGGTGCGCCTTGATTGACTGAATTTTCTACTGAAAGATAGCTCACGCCGGAACCTCTCTGACTTGTATTGCGGTATGGCAAACACCTTTATCAAGATGCTGAATATCAACAGAATCAGAATCAAGCCTTACTTTGTGCATAAAAGATATTCTCTTAACATCCGCTGGTTGAATAGTAACGCCAAACACAGATTCAAGTTGCAATACTTCTGTGTTTCCAACCGTTTCACCGCTTGTGATTTCATTGTAATACCTTGTGCCAGATTTCATCTCAATCATTATATCTGTATTGGTATAGTAAAGCGGATAACCAATCGGCTCAATGGTTATGGATGTAGAACTAGGGCCGATGGTGCTAACAAGAATCATATCCTTGTTAAATGTCGGTCTCCAGAACGTGCCACGCTTGCCTTTCATTCTGTGCAAGAATTGACGGTTTTGCCATAGCTCTTGCTTATTGTAGGAAACAAACGTCATCGTAAAGGTTCGATTGATATAGTCTGTTTGAACGTCAACATCAATTTGTCCGCTGCCGTTGTCAAATACATCAACAGCACGAATCATGCGCTCCGTAACCGGAGTAATTAAGACGATGCAATTATGCAACACATCTAAAGATTTATATTGCGTAAAGCTGCCGGATGCAGATAAGTCTACATTATCCGTGACGGTGAAAGTGGTTGATGCAAATGTGTGATTAGGTGCTTGACGGTCAAAATCAATGCCGTTTAGCGAGCGAGCAAAGCGCATTGGCGCAACCGTTACATTGCTCATTGTTCGTGGGAATGGCAACTTTAAGGTTACTCTGTCCGACAGCACTTGGTCAATTTCTACCGCTTCAATGTCATTATCTTGACCGATAACGGCGATTAGTGAATCAGCACGATAATCTGCATTGCTTGTGTCAAATAGGATTTCAGTGGCATTTAGCGAGACTGTGCCAATGTTTTTTGTTTCCTCATGCCATACTGGAATCGCAAAAATTCTAAAGCCCCATTGGTAGGCAATGGCTTTAATCCTGCTGAAGTCTTGTTCAGTTAAATAATAACGATATTCAAACTCTTGCCTACCAGCCATTCTTAATGCAAGACGCTGCTCACCATCAAACGATTGAATAATGTCTGTAAGCCACTCAATGCGCTCCTGCATATTGTTCATCGGTTTGAACGGCATAATGACCAATCGCCTGCCGGTGATTGAAACAGTAGGGCCATTTGCATCTATGAAGTTAAATATGGCAACTATATCAATCACTGCATTGCCGTTTTTAGCAATGTTGAATTGATAATCACGTTCTTCTGTTGCGGCAAAATATGAAGGTTCTGGCTCTGGGCTTGTTACCGTAATTCCATCATCAAGTCCATCAATGCTGTTTAGTAATTTTGGCTCAAGGTAACTATTCCAAACTTTTACAGTTTCAGTTTTGGCAGAAACAAGATTACCTAAAGCGATTGATTGCGGTTTTGTATGAATTCTATAGTAATAATCATCAAAATAAATGCCTTGCAAATTGCCTGTTTTTAATTCTGAATCAACTTCAATTTCTGTAATTCTAGTTACAGTTGAGATTAAATAATCTGTATCTGTAACTCCATACGGATATTCAGCCCAAGTTTGATTGCGATAGTCTGGACTTAAAAATGGGTTGTAATCAACTGGTCCATTTATCGAATCAAAAACTACACCATACGCCAAAGCAACCATTAAGTTGTTTTCCTGACTGCAATTGCTACTGTTCCAGAGTGATCATCACCACTACTGCGAGAAGCAGCATTTTTCCGTAAGCCGGGGAAAATCATCCATTGTTCACTGCCTAATGTAATAGTATCGCCATCATTGTAATTGTCATTTCTTGTAAATCTAATATGAGGTAGTTCTGCTATATAAATAAATTGGGTTGAGCTTTCAGGATATAAAATAAGTGTTCTAATTAAGGTTATTTCATCATTCCAAGCATTAGGCAAAACATTTAAAAAAGTGCTTGCAAAACGTCTTGCATTAGTTGTGTTTTGTCCATAAGTTGATGCATTTGTTTCTCTCCACACACCGCCATAAGCAACAGAATCCCCTTGTGCCCTATTTACTAATGAACCAGTAGTGCTTGTATTGTCTTGCGCCCAAAAAGGGAAAGGTGTGTGAGCTGGATAGTCTAAAGTCGATCCTTGTTGCTCTGTTCCAGAAACCAATATATTCCATGATAAATGCACATCAGGTCTGCTTAACACCCAAGGGAATGATCCAGCTTGGTATTTGCCATCTGACGGGTCTAATGTGTTTGTTAAATTATTACCTTGTCCAACCATAAGCCATTGCCACCAACTTACGTTGTAATTAACAAAACAAACAATGTCATCAGGTAATGTATTAACAAACACATGGTAAGTAGCTGGGTATGTAACTTGATATATTGTGCCTGTTGAATAACCGTCTATTGTTGAAGTGCCGCCATACATAGACACATAGCGAGCTGCTGCGCCAGTAATATCATTACTTGCATAGCCTGTGCCAATTCGCAACAAAACATCATCGTTTATTGCAAATAATTTAACGTAAACACCACTTTTTGAAATTATGTGCGGTTTGTAAACAATTACATTGCCACTTGTTGTGCCAGAAGCAGTATGGGTAATGGTAAAAGTGTTTGTTGTAGTTCCGGTAACTGTAAAAAAATTATCACTTGCAGAACCGGAAGTAAAATCAAGATATACGGATGTGCCTGTGGCAATTCCATGCGATGCAGAAGTTACAGTAACTGTAGTTCCTGATCTGGAATAAGTTCCAGTTATTGTTGTCGAGCTTCCAAGTTCTTCTGTCCACCCATTGCTAGTAGCCAGCGAAACAATTGCAGCACGAATTTCACTTGAATTGTTTGCAATTCCTGTAGCGTAAGCCATTAGTTTAGCTCCATAGCAAAGTAGTCATCAAAATCAGTTCTAAAGGCATCTTGTATAATTACAAAATTACGTCCACCGACTGAAACAGTATTTTCGGTAATATTATCAAAGCCAGTTATCCAATAGAAACCATCAATTTTGCCGTAAATATTTGATGGTGAAGTTTGGTAAAGCTCAATAGGAATAATTGGGTAAACATAATTTGCAGACGATGTGCCTGCTGGTTTAATTTGAGTTGCAAGTTTAATGTTATTGCTTGCAAACGACCAAGGTGAGCAAAGTGCTTCAACCCAGCTACCGTCTTGTCTAAACATTTGCAGCATGCCTGAATTTCCACGCAATCCCATGCTGTGATTGGTTGTTGTGTTGCTATAACGTATAGCAGCACTTGACCCTTCCATCATTCCAATTGCAATAAGCGGTTGTGGATAATCGCTAGGGAAAGCATAAGGGAAAAACTTGCCCATGCTAAACATTTCATATACAGGTGTGCCAACCTTCATGACGCAGTTAATTCGCTGTGCATTTACGGACAACCAATAGGTAATACTTATATTGTGACCACAAACGCTGCAAGATGGTGAAATGCCTGGTTGTGCATTAAAAGCTGCGGTTGATAAATAACCGCGCATCGTAGCAACAGAAAAATTGTAATAGTCATTTGCGACTGATTGGTAAAGATACATCCCGACGTAAATTTCTTCGTCAGACGTAAAGCCCTTGCCTTTCATAATTAACTGCCACTCATTAACTGTAGAAACAGGATGCGTGTTATCAAATCGCAAGATTTCCCACTCGATTCCTTGCTGGCTCATTATGCCTTGAGTAACAGGAATTTCGATTGTATCGCCTGTTTGAAAGTCTATAGCTCCATCATTAATGGTAAAACTAATAGTGCCGTTGTTGTACGGAATGCCAACTGTGGCATCCTCTGAATAAACGCCGGAAACCGAACCCTCAACAGAAAACACACCGCCATCAGAGCTTTCTGATATGCACGTCAGCGTCCAAGTTTCTGTAGGGGCATTTGCGGTTGATGTAATGTTTGACACTGTTCCGTTGCCAGTTCCTGTGTAAACAATTGTGCCGATAGTTCCAAAGCCACCAGCAAATTGACGGATGGTGTCTAGCATATTAAACGTGGCAAGCTGTCCGTTTGCGTTTGTAACGGTTCCTGTAATTGATGGCATCTTTAGTCCTTAAAAAGCCAATGCACGGCGGTTGCGTTGCAGTACGTTCATTATAAGCTGTTCTCCGCTATCGGTAGCAAGATAATCGCCAACAAGGGATGGGTCTAGTACGTTGATGTTTCTGACGTTTACTTGTGGCGCAGATTGAGTGAGCTGGCTATTAGGTGCGATAGTTCCAGCAGTGCGAGGGATAAACATTTCAGGGCCATGTTCACCGACAAGATAAGACCTTCCGGACATAACGTCACCGCCAGATGCACGGCCACCGCCAAAAACACCAAGTATTGAAGAAAGACCAGGAACATTATCCACAGGAGATAAAATGTTCCCTATAAATCCAAAAATTCCAGTGCCGCCTCCTGGTGTTAAGCCTCCGCCTAACAATTTCATTAACTGCTGTGCAAGCTCTCTGGCAATAATTCTATTTATTTCTCGTACAATGTCTCGCCATATTTGTATAAATGCTTGCTTAAATGTTAATGTCCCATTCAATATTCCTTCAAAGGCATTTGCAAAAGCCTCTTCAAAAATTCCTCTGACTTTATTTGCAACTAAATCAATTTGTGCAGACAATGTTTCAATTTCAGCCTGAATGTTTAATATTTCAGCTTGAATTGCAGATGAATATTGACCAGCAGCAGCAGCCATTCCTTGCAGCGATGCTTTATATGCTTCAAGTTGTTTAATTCTTTCTTTGTTAACTTCACCTTGCGCTCTTAAAGATTCCAAATCAGTAAAGAACCCAGATTCTTTTCTTGCAGAAACCATTGCTTTTGCTAAATTAAATTGTGCGTCCATTACGGCTTTTGCGTCTCGCAACTGCTGCAATTGGTCGGCAAATGTTACTTCGTCAAGTGCTTCTTTAACTTTTTCTGCATTTGCCCCTGCATCAAGAAGCATTTTTGCAAATTCTTCTGCTTCGGCAACATTCCTTGGCATTGAAGTCTGAGCAATTTGATTTAATTTTCTTTCAAGTGTTTCTGCTGTTATGTAACCTTTATCAAGCAATATATTATATTGATTTATCTCATCGTTAAGTTTTTCTGTGCTTGTTCTTACATCCTCTGTAATTTGTTTTGCTCTATTAATTAATGCTTCTGTTTCTGCTGCTGCTCTTTTTGCGGCTTCTTCATTTGCTTTAATTGCTTCTTGCTCTGCGTTATATGCTGAAATTTTTGATAACAAAACATCAACAACGCCTTTTTGTGTTGCAGTTAATTTAAGCTGATTGGCTTCGTATCTTTTTAATTCTTCAGATGTAAATCCAAGTGTTTCTGCTTCTCTTTTTAACGATGCAACAAAATTATCAGCAGCAAGTTTTGCTTGGTCTACAGACCTAATTGCAGAGTTTCTAGCAGCCGTGCTTGATGCAGCGTCTGTTCCTAAAACTCCACTGCTTGATGGTAATCTAAAGCCAAGGTTTTTAGCTAGTTCACGCTGCGCTGCTTGTTGAACCTCAACTGATTCATTAACATAGGCTTTTTGAACATCTAATGCACGTTTTGCATATTGATTGATATAGTTAATTCTAAATTCAAGACGCTCTCTAACAGCACGTTCATATTTGTTATTTTCTTCATTCAAAAGTTTAATTAATGCTTTTTCTGCATCAGCAGCTAAACTTTTTCTTGTTTCTAATGAGTTCTTAAAATCTGCTAATGTATTAGTATCTAAAAATAATCTTGCAGTTAAAGTGGCTGGATTTAATAAATTAAATGCGTCTTTTAATAATACAATGTCCGCAATTATTGCAGAAATTGAAGCCCTTATAGCAGTAAATAATTCAGGAATTACCGTTAATGTATCAGCAAGTTTTGCAAAGCCAATTGCAATGTCGGTTCCTAATGCTTCGCCACCTGTTTCATTTTTAAGGTTAATAGATTGAGTTGATACTTCTATAAAAGCATTTGATACATCTGTAAGAGTAGGCAGTAGCTCAATAGCAAGCTGACTTCTAAATCCAGTTACAGCAGTTTTTAGTCTAGTAAGATTGTCGTTAAACTGTTCGGCTGCAGCACCAGTTTGAGTGCTTATAACAACTCCAAGTTTTGCAGCTTCGTCAGTTAATTGCTTGATGCCATCCTTGCCTTGATTTAAGAATGGGATTAAGTCTCTCCCAGCCTTACCAAAAAGCTCAACAGCAAGTGCTGATTTTTGTGCGCCATCCGGCAATGCAGCAAACTTGTCTGCTATTTCAGAAAGCAAAGCATCTGTAGTAGCAAATTGAGTTGGGTCAAGCCCAATCTTGTTGAATGTATCAACAGCGGATTTTGCACCTTCACGGAAATTTTCTATATTGACTGAAAGTTTACCAATTGCCGTTTGCAGCGATTCAAATGACACGTCAGATAAATCAGCAGCATATTTTAAAGCAGACAATGCCTCAGTGCTAACACCAATTTTTTGTGCTGCTTTGGATAATTCATCAAATGAATCAATAGAAAGTTTTACAGATGCAGCAATTGCAGTTCCAGCGGCAACAAACGCAAGACCAACCGCTTTCCCTGTTTCTTTTGCTTTCCTTTCAAAGTTGGCAAGGGCTTTTTCTGCACGCTTAGTGTCAGTCTCGAATGAGCCTGTTTTCATCAACAGGTCAACGACAATAGATGCAGCAGCCATTTCTATCCTCTCGGTCTTAATCCAAATGCTTTAATGGTGTTTATGTCGGCTTCAGAATAGTCGCCATCAATTACTTCTGGTTGCAGCCACTCTAATGATTGCTCAACCTTGCCGCCCATAGTTGCGCTAATCAAAGCGGCAGGACGGTGGAAGCGGTGATAGTCATCGAATGGATACATTTTGTAAAACTCAATCCAAGCAACGAACTCGGCGTGCGTCATAACGGCTTGCAGCTCGGCCACCGTCTTGCCAAGTGCTAGGGCGAGAATATGCCAAAACCAATCCTCGCCCCGCGCCGCTAATCTTTTTTTGCGTCAACTCCAAAGCCATTCACTTGCATAATGGCTTCAACAATTGCCGTCAATGCACTACCTTTTAACTGCAATGCTTTCTTTACAGTAATCGCTGGCTTGCCGTCAGGCTCGCACAGTGAAGCAGCAACCAGTTTAGCCATCGATGCAGCTTGCACATCTTCGTCTTGTGATTGCTCTGCAATATAAAACTTGCGGAACTCTACCGCTGGCAATTCCTTAAAATACAACTTATGGGATGTGCCGTCAGCAAGGGTTACTTCTTTTTCGATTACCTTTTCACTTACGAAAAGCGATTCATTAAGCATTTTCTATCCTTATGGTTTCCATGTAGGAGTTACTGCGCCGGAGCGTTGAAGCGTCAAAGTGCCTCGCACGATTTCGTTAGTAGCCACATCAATGTTAATGTCAGCGATATAGGCAACAAACTTGAAGCTAGTGCGGTCTGCTGGTGCAGTAAATTCACCGTCAGAATCAACAGCAGGAACGTCATCGCCGTCAGACAGGCAAACAATCCAGTTAAGGTTGTTGCCATCTTCTTTCAGGTCAAACAAATCCTGATGCGATGCGTCAGCAGGGTCAAGATTAAAAGGCACAGACACTTGGCCTGGCGTGAAGAGGCCTTGAACATAAGTCTTTTCAGTTGCGCCTAGACAAGTTGTTTCAATTTGGTCAGCAGGGCCACCCAAACCAGTAATACCAGTCGGGCAAGCAAGTTTAACTGCTGCCGGAACGACCTCATTAGGGTCGCAGTAATAGAGTTCACTACCTTGTGTTTTTACAGCCATGATATTTCCTTTCAAAGATTAGCGGTCTAGCCATACGTCAAATTGCAGCCCGATACGATACAGCTTTGTTTCGGGTTCTCTTTCGTTGATGACGATATTAGTCATGTGAGATACAACTTCCATCGCATCCCGAACTGCGACTGCTAAAGATTCAACGCCAGAGTCTGTTTGATGCCAACAATCAATCTGCACCGAAATTTGGTCAATGTTTGGCACTTCAGATAAAGTGTTTGCCGGAGTGCCAGTAATGATAAACCATGTAATGTAGGGTTTTGAGCCGTCCTGTGGCGCACTTTCGTGCCGATATATTCTTGATGGATTTGTGCCGACAATAGCCTTTACTGCGTTTGATGCACGCAGGATTTGATATAGATTTGGCAGCATTATTTGAATCCCAATTTCTTTTTAATTTTGTTGATTTCTTTTACCAGTTCCATTGTTGCCGTGTTGATAGCTTCTTGCGCCTTGCTTCTTGCAGCTGGTCTAATCCAAGGTTCAGCTTTTTGCTGAGATGAGCCATACTCAAGCAATCGAGCAGTCTGCCAAGTAGTTACTACCTTTTTGCCTTTACGTTCATAATTCCGGCGTTTAACTCTTACAAGATAGCGTTCGCCTTTAGAGCCGAATATCTGCTTGCCTCTGGTTACTACAACATTCTTTCTAAGCAAACCAGTTGAATAAAACTCACCGTCTGCTTGCACGTTTTGAGTTGCAGAATCTAAATTAGCTAAAGCCTGTTTTCTGATAACTTGCGCTGCTTTTCTTAAAGCCGTCTTAACTGGCCCGCCACGCTTCGATACTATTTCAGGTGGCAGTGCCTTTAATGATGCAAGGACATTATCAACGCCAGTTAGCTTGACCTGAAGCTCAACCATTGTTCACACCGCTATCGCAGAGAATAGTTAAATGCCTGCGTAATGATGGGTCAGGCAGAATAGACTTGATGTTGTAATACTTGCCTTCATGGACTATCCGCATTGATTCAGTTAAGTCATTACGCCAACGCAATACAAAGCGAGTTGATATTCCAGCTTGCACAGCTTGAGCAGCAATAAACTCTCTGCCGGATAGCGGATAAATCTCTGCTGGCTCGTTTTGAGCAAAATTTACCCATTCCTCAACTTGAGAGCCGTCATTAGAATCAATAAATATGTCTAATCGTTGAATGTTGACCCTGTGGCGCAACTTAAATGCTAAAGCAGTCATTTCTCTTCGACCTTTTTGTGATGCCGCTTTAATTCAAGATGACCCATGATTTTGAAAACAAGCTGAATAATTAAACCAATCGCACCAATAATTAAGCCGCCAATAGCTGCAACTTCGTTTGCTGTCATGCCAAACAAAAAAGCGGCTCCACCGCCGCTATATGCTATTTTTGCGCCTGTCGCTGAAATGGTTTCGTTATCCATATTTACCTCTATGCGCCAATGTTGTTTCTGTATGGTTGCCACAAACTTTGAGCTGCACGCAAATACTTTTCTCGCTTCTCAGGGTCTCCGTCATAATCTGCTTGCACCATTAAGACAACGCCTTGAAATGTGTCCGTTGAGATGTTACTCAAAGCATCAATCGCATCCATGCCTGGTGGCACTTCTACGTTAAGAAACCTCAAGCATTCTTTTGTTGAGCTTTCAATTAAACGATTAAGCAAGTCATCATCTTGATTGTGTGTTACTCGTAGATATTTTTTAACGTCTGCAAGATAGCTCATTTATATTCCTTTATCGCAGCAAATGGCGGCACTCGGTTTGCATACATGACGCGGGGGAATGTTTTATGCGCCTTCCAGCCCATGTTGATTGTCATGTAGCGGTTTGTTTTCCAGATAGGAATTTGCACTTCCAGTTTGAAGCTCGACGGATACACCGCCAACAGATACCAGAATTCGCCGGAATCCTCTATGCCGTGTTCGTATAGCTTTGGGTCAAATTCAAGTGGACGGCTGAACAGGTTATAGAGGAAGCCGTAAGCATTATTTCGATACATCCACATGACGCGACAGCAGTAGCGAATCCACCACGAATTGTCGTAGTCCTCTTGTGTAGCTTCGCGCAGGAACTTGAAGTGACTCTTGAGGTTGAATGCACCATACCACCACTCATCAACGGCATTATCGTGGGTCTGCCACCAGCGCAGCGGCTTAATCAGATATTCTCGGTCAAAGGTATATGTGCCGTTGTTGAATGGCTCACGCTTTACCCTGTCTGTTCGCATTTCGCGAATAACGAATAAGGCCACTATCGGATTGGTCAGGTAGCAGAATATCTCCACGATAAGCGCTGGAATGAAGTAGAGCAGCCAGATGCCGAGATTTTTCATGGTTACGCCCAAGGCAGTTTTGGTTGCACGACCGTCGGGTTTTTCTGCTTCTCAATCTTTGCAGCGATAAATTCTTCCCACTGAGTCGATGTTCTTGTTTGTGGATTGGTAGAGCTATCCATTGCTGACTTTACCCACCCAAGCACCTGCTCCTGAGTAAGCTGCTCGTAAGGGATGTATTCATGGTCAGGGTCAAGCTTGAGCTTTACCGAGCCAAAAGTATCCTCATGGTATTTTCCATCCTTACCAGCCAGCCGCCAATGCACCGTGAAAACCACGTTCTCGAAACCCTCATATTCTGGGTAACATTTCATTGCTGCGACTGACCATTTATATTCGATTGACATTTTGTTTACCTTATCACTATGGTTGCAGAGTGCGGAGTATTAATCGTTCCGCTCGCTGTAAATACTCCGGGGTCATCGGATGCGGCAGTCAAAATTCTAGTTGCGGTGGATACCCTAGTCCGGCTGGTCGCCGTGTCGCTTGCCGGTGCCGCAGACTGTAATGAGCCGTAATTTGTTGGAGCTGCCGTTACCGTAGAATCTGACCGCCTGTTAGTAAAAACAGCGATAAACAAATTTCTGTCCGAACCCCAAGAAGCAGTAATACTTGGCGGATTGTTTGTGATGCTACCTGCAAACGCCGCCTCGATACCTTGTGTAACGCCACTGACAGAATAAGTCACAGCACTCATGTGGATTGAAGAACTCAAACTAACTGATAATGTCGAGCCTTCCGAACCTGTTGCTGTGCGATACCAGATATAGCTAACGCCCGTGCTACTGCGAGATGCTGCAACATCCCATCCATCCGGTCTTGTAGCGGTAGTTGTTGTGCCAGCCCTTAAAACCATCACAAGCAAATCACCAACAGAGTAGCTAGGTAGAGTTACATTGTGGGTTGACGCTGTTGAGGATGCTGCATAAGTGGCTACAGCAACCACGTTTACATCAGGAGCAGATACTGGTTGTAATGCCCCAAATATCCCAGCACTTCGCAATCCAGCCAGCATTAGGTCTGCACCGCCCAAGCAGCAACACAATTCGCCTCGGTCGTGCCGAAAGAAGTCACGGTCAAGATACCCGTTTTACCAGATGCGATAGATGCGGGTTTTGCCCCAACGAATACCCAATTAGTAGGAAAAGTTAAAGTTCTGCTAGAGCCTCCTGCAATTACTCTTACAGTCTTGATTGCGCCTGCTCGATAATTTGATGCAGTAAAGGTCACAGTGCCAGAGGCAGACCGTGTGTAAAGTCCTGTGCCGCCGGAGAAGTCTAGTGCTACTGTATTGCTGCCTGCTGTAGTAAGTGCTACGTCATAATTCGATGCGTATGTAATGCCGGAAACCACCAGCTTATAATCCGATGGGTTTGTTGTTGTGCCAATCAATAGCCCGCCACTTGTCGGGTCAATCCGCATTCTCTCGGAAAAGCTAATGTCAAACGTAATCGGTGCGCCGTATGTGCCTATATTGAAATTTCCAGCTTCTAGTGCAGAGATAAACCCTGTCCCAACACCTTCACCAGAAAAAGTAGATAACTGTAAATGCGCATCGCCCGCATCTTCGTTATTTGACCGAATCTGTAAGACTGGTGCGCCGTATTCAAACCCGTCACCAAAAGCAAATTGTCCGGTTGCAGGGTCAAAAACTTTTAGAAAATTATTAGCGTCTAATGTGTCTGTGCCGATTGCTACTCCGGCTGCTGTAAAACGAGCAATTTCACTACCATCAGCCGTTACAATAACCCGACCATCTGTGCCAGTGTCGATGACTTCAACGGAACTGTTGCCTTGCTCGATGATTG